AACCAGCGGGTAGGTCGATGTTAGCTGCAACGGCATTGGCGGCCCCTGAGAAAGCCATGCGGGCATGAATCTGCATAGAGTCACCGACGCGTCGCCACACTCCGGTGTAAGTCGTATTTGTATCGAAAAGCCCAGTCGGAGTGTACGCCACCCAAGGTGTAACAATCGCGCCCGGAACTGTTTGATCAGGGCTTACTCTTAAATCGACAACATCAACGTCCCACGCCGCAGCGGTCGTGCCAGCGACGTGAAAGATCAGCCGATAGTCATTGTTCGCGCTGTTTGGATAAAACACGCCAGTGTACAAAGTCGTGCTCGTGCTTGCTGCAACGGAACCATCGCCCGTAAGGGAGGTGACGTTAAGAAGTGTCGCGCCATCGCGGTCATATACAAACATGCGAACATCGTTGTTCACATAACCCGCTGAAGTTTTATAACGAAACGAAACTACGACGGGCTTAGCTCCTTCATAGTCCGCACGGTCAAGCGTGAAGTCGTAACTCCAACCCTCGCCTTGCTCGTTAACCGCAGTCTTAGACAGGCGCTGCGAGCTTAAGCCTCGAAGTGGCGTTGAGGTATTTAAAGCCGCTGCCGTTAAAGAGCTTGTGCCGCCCGTGCCATCAACCGGAGACGCTGCGGCGGCGTCGGCATAGCGATTTATGCCCGTTACACTCTCGCCCGAGAAAAGGTCTTGCAGGTAGTTCTTGCCCGAACCGCCAGCGCCAGCGCCGACTTGCGACTCTAGCCCTGCCGAATCTTTCGTGTACACCTTGCCATCGGTTTTTGCGTAAAGGAGCTTTTGCCCAGCACTCGGAGAGCTTGGCGATGATCCTTGCTCAGTGAAGTTTGCAATATTGAGTATGGGCGAGGTCAAAGTTTTATTAGTGAGGGTAACGCTTGCAGCATTTTTTGTGGCGTCAGACGTGTTGTCGACATTGCCCAAACCCACGTCAGCTTTAACTAAGCCAGTGGGCGAGTTAATTACTGGGGCGGTTAGCGTCTTGTTAGTGAGTGCTACGGAGGCAGCATTTTTTGTCGCATCCGACGTATTGTCGACGTTGCCTAGGCCAACATCGGCCTTAACTAAGCCTGTGGGCGTAGCGATAGCCGGAGACGTTAGCGTTTTATTAGTTAAAGTCTGAGCGCCTGCGAGTGTTACAAGTACTGACGTATCGGTAATGCCATGAATGCTCGTGGTGTCGGCCTCGTGCGTGCTTAGATCAGTAGTTGAGGCCTTCGTGTTTATTTGCGTCTGAGCATTCGACGTCAGTGAATTGATGTATTGAAATTCCGTCGAAGAGACCGTTCCGTCCGCAATCTTACTTGCATCAATTGCTGCAGATACAGAGATGTCCGCATTAACAATAGGAGGGAGAATCGGCGTCCATGTATTAAGCGCCGTGCAGGAAGAGACCTTATAGCTATTTGCCGAGTCTACGCGAATGTCCCCTATTGTGCACGTAGCGGGAAGTGTCGTCGGAGAAAGACGAAGTACTTTCCCGGAGAGATTTTGCGCTTCGGCAGAAAGACCAAGCATGAGGGACAGGATTAAATGGATCATTCGGTCACGACCTCTTGGAAGTAGAGCGTTACGGAGCCCGCAGTAAGTGCATCGAGATTCGCTCCGACTGCAGTCGCTGTAATAATAAGGGGCGTCGCAGTGGCGGGAAAGTAAACCGTAAGGTTCGAGTCTTGTGCGGAGTCCGAAACCGCCTGCATTACGTTAAAGGAGTTGATGAACTTTGTCGTATCTCCGGCAATGCCGACTGACAGAGTGAGGGCGGAGATTGCTCCCCCTGCAAACACCGTTGAGTGTTTAATAATAACGGCAAAGAGGGTTCGATTCGCAGCGAGAGTGCGGGCTGTAACGGTTGTCGTGAGTGCTGCAGTCTGGAAACTCGTGTAGGACTTCACTACTGTCACCATAGGAGTAGAGGAGTCCGCAGACGTCGCAGGCTGGCTCGACGGATACGCGAACATGCGGCGAGGAGCACGTTTAACCATGTCACGACGGGCGACGAATTGACCAAAGTTCTCTCCCGCACGGAGAAGGCTTCCGCGATTTTGCGCGACCATAGCCTTGAGCTTGCCTTGCATAAGTCCTGCATAGACCTGTGCCCGGTCATCTGACTTGTTCATCATGATATAAAAGGTCGTGGCGTCTTCGAGAACGTCGATGTGTTTTCGCGGAATGAGTGGAACGGAGGCGGACGAATCCTTCAGGTCCCGTGGAACGGGAACGTGCTCAACTTCGATCCTTACGCGAGACTGCGGAAAGCCATTAAACCTAACGGTAAGTGTCCCATCGGGGTCTTCTTTAATCACCGTAAAACGATCAGGGAGTGACTCGCCAATGGTCGAGAGTGGGTAGTTACGATGAAAGGACTCCGAGTCGGTGCCGCGAATTCCCTCGCCCGATCCTTTGTGCATGCGAAAGGGTTCGATGAGGCGGGCAATACCACCGAGGACGTAAGTCGAGGTAATCGACGCTACATTAGTTGAATCAACGTCGTCGAATCCGAGAATGCGATGAGCGGAGAATTCCGTCTGCGTTCCTGTTCCGACAAGGACGAAAACCGCACTTGATGCGCGATCAGAAGCGATAGTGAATTTTCGTGTAGTGCTCGAGTACGTAACGGTATAGGCCGGAGCGCCTCCGGTCGAAAGCAATTGTATCTGCACCTGTGCTGCGAGTTCATCGGGCGTATATGTGCCCGAAGTGAGCGTTGCAGTGAGCGTTGTCCCTGCGGCTTCCTGAAACTGGACTTTATTACAGCTTGAATCAATGACGATATAACTGGGGATTAGCTCGTAGTCGAGTTTCGCAACTTCAAAGGAAAGAGCCGCGCCCGTCTCATCCGGATACTGTCCATCAAGGTCAAATGCCGTCGAAGAGGCCGTATGACTTGCGATCTTAAACCATTCCTCTCGTCCGTTGATACGGATATGGCGTCCCGCCATCGAGAGGGTTGGCGCTGCGGAGAAGACTCCGCTTGAGTCTCCGGTCGTAAGGGAAACGGTCCCTGTGATGTATTTCGGAATAAGCTCAATAATGAGTGGTCGCTTTGCCTTAGCCCAAGGCCATACTTCATCGATCTCAACGGTCTGGTCTTTTCCGAGTGGAATAGTTCCACCCGCAATTATGGCCATATGTACGCGATTTAGGTAATTAAGCGCCTGCGCCTCATAAGAAGAGGTCCCCGAAGTGACCTCTCCTGCATTCTGCAATGCTAAATCAATGATGTCGGCAGAGGTTCGAAACTGAGCCAAAGAATCCTCCTAGAGGGGAGTGCTTTAGGCTCCCGGTTTCGTGAACGGCTTTGTGTCCTTCTTCGTCTTCTCTTCGCTAATGGACAGAAGCTCGCGTTCTAGTTCGGCGATCTTTTGATCCTTTTCGTTGAGTGAACGAGCAAGTTTTTGATCCTGCGTCTCGGGTCGTGTCCACGCAATGTGCTCGGCCTTTTCTTCGTGTTGGCCCTTTTTGGTTTTCGGATCAATTACCCAGCGACCAATTGAATTGCCCTTACGGTCAAAGAGATTGCCCGATCCCTTGGGACGCTCCCACAAACGTGTCTTTCCGTCTGCGCTACCAAGGACACGTAAAGTATAGGAGTCATTGTCTATTACGAGACCTGTTTTTTCGTCACGATAAGTGACCTTAAGGTCGAAGCCCGTGGGCTTGGTTTCTTGCTCTTTATCCATAACTGCTCCTCGAATGGTGTTTCCCCGAGTCTCCCGACCGAGGGAAACCATGTCAAGGGCCGGTGTTACCAGCCGATGACTTCTACTTCGATGATTTGTGCGGCAATTGCAACGGCTGATGCTTCACTTCCTGCGAGAGCAGCAGAGGCGAGAACACCGCCTTTAGTAGCAGAATCAGCAGCGGTAATTGTCGTGTCCGTTGCAGCTTCTTTACCAAAGATGTCCGTTGCGTAATATGCAGTTGCTGCAGTACCAGCCGCCGACCGTCCGCCAATAATCTTTAGCGCATGAGCGTGTGCAGGACTTTGTATTACAACAAGTTTTTCTGTGCTCTGGTCGTACTGAAAACGATACCCAGAGACACCCTGATCAACTACAACCATGCTCTCGATTATCGTAGGACAGCCCATCTTACGCTTTGAGAGGGGGATTCCGTTAGCCGGAACGGTAAGGGAACTGTCCCCGAAGGAAATACGAACACGATTCGAATTACGTGAACCAGAGGTTTTGCGTTGATTCAAAATTGAGTATGTGACGTCACCTGCTGCAATATCTGCCATATTAGCTCCTTAGAAGAGAAGTGCGGCCCCCCGAGAGAGACCGCAGATCGAATTAACCAGCGATCATGTCAGAATTCGATGAAGCAACATCAGCACTTTCGTCGCAGATGAAGTAGTAAACACCTTGGCCGGTCGGAGTACCGACGCCAATCGTGTGACTGATCTCCATTGAGTCGCCGACGTTGAACTTCACCGGGGTGTTGTTCTCGTAAGCTACTTTGCCGATTCCACTGCCACTAGCAACAGTTACTGTTGCAACAACAGCCTCTCCCGTTGCCGAGAGGGGAGTGATTCGCTTAGTGAAAATCACAGTTGGTGCGGCAGAAGTACCAGAAGCGGCTTCACTCGTGAGAGCAAAACCACACTGGGTTACGAAGCATGAACGAATACATACGAGTTCGCCGTGATCTGCTGCAGTTGCACCGATGTCCATTTCCTTTAGAACTTCAGCAGCAGCTTGCGCCAAAGTTATAATAGGAGTGAAGAACGATAAGTGACTGCCTTTAGTAGTGTAGCTCATTTAATTTTCTCCTTCATTTACTGTTAAGTTGACGAGGTCATGTAAACTACACGCGCTTCGCCAGCGTTTGCAGAATCAGACCAGATCTGTCCGAAGCCATAAATTCCGTACCATGCAACAGACTTAGAGCGACCGAAGTCGTGTCCGACGTTCTCTTCTGCAATTAGGTGCGGGTCTTCAGCTACAGCCATCGTTACGGGGTCTTCGCCGAAAAATACAGCCTCACCCATTACGTCGCCAGTACCCATGTCCTGTGCGAGTGCCGAAGTGTGGTTCGTTTCTACGAAACGAGTATTTTCGATACGTCCGACTTCGCCGTTAAATTTCGCAGCGGGATCGGTGTACTTTTTCCAGTCAACCCAAGCCGGATCGCGCATAAGACCGCGCTTTGCCTGAGTGATCAGAATACATACGTAATCGTCATCCATATAAGGAGCGATGTTTAAGGTCGAGAACATGTAATCGCGGATTGATTCCACGTGGAACATGTTGAGGTTCGACGTTGCTGCATTAGATGCTGCGCCGTCTGTCTCAAAAGTCGTTTCGCTCACTCCAGTGGGGATCGCAAGGATCTTACCGGCCTTGAAAGCTGCAGCAGCACTGATGTCCATGCGCAACTTTAACTGATCCTTGAGCTTCTTCTGAATTGCATTAGCAAGGTCAAAACAAGAAAGATCAATCGCAAGTTTCGTGTAAGGAATCGCACGTCCACGCTCACTTACGGTAATTGCCTGAGTGCTTAAAGAAAGCGTGTCCTCAGGAATGCGCGAAAGCTCAACGAGAGCATCATCACTTGGAACGGTTACGTTAGAAACGCGAGTGATCGTAACGGACTCGCCCTTCTTCTTGCCGTAGCCTTCTTCGGGCTTAACGAACTGCATGAACTTGGCTTCCTTGATTGCGGCCATGCGGATCTTAGAGCTTAGATCATGATTCTTGTAGACGCCACTGGGGCCGTCGTTAACCCAACTATGAGCTGCCATTGATACCTTCCTTGGTTAGGTCCCCCTATGGTGTCAAACCGTGACGCCGGGGATAGCTTAAATTATCTTTGAATTCTCATCTTGCGCATTTCTTCTGCGAAACTCAAGGGGCGATCTTGTTTTTTCTCCGGTGTTACACTTTTCGCCGCCCCTCCACTGGGTCCAGTCGCAGTCACTTTCTTCGACGTCAGTTCCGTTCTAGGTTTGTGTATTTCCATGATTTCTCGGTATTCGTCGCGTGTTTTTTGCGCAAGTAACTGCATGCCCTTTTTAATGTCCGTTATTTTTCCAAACACGTCGGCATTTTCACCAAAGATTCGCTCCGCATCCTTGCGACGAACGTCTGGGTAATCACTAAGGAACTGATTCCAGAGCGTTTCACGTTGAGTTTCTGCGCGAATCAGGGCGATGGCTTCTTGAGTTGCCTGTGCCTTCATTTCTTTGAGCTTCGCCTTCGGATTGGCGTAGAACTCCTCTTCGAATGTATCTTCTATTTCTTCAGGCACGTGCGCGGGAGCTTGACTGCGAAGAGTCTCGCGAATTCCTTCATTGTAGGCTTCGTTAACGATTTTTTCGCGCTCAAGTGTTTCTGCATACTTTATTGCCTCGGACTGGGTCTTAAAGGTCTGGTCACCGATACGAATCAGCGTCTCTTCTTCGGCGTCCTCCTTTACTTCTGTCTCCTCTACTACATCTTCCGGAGCAGCGTCGTCCTGCGCCTGGACCTCTACGGGGTCAGATCCCGCAGGAAGATCACTCAACTCCGCTGATCCGCCTTCTCCCGTTACCGCCGTATGTTTAGCGTCTTCTCTTGTTCGTGCGAGTTCCTTGAGCATTTCAGACATTTCGTTTCTCCTCTAGAGTGCGGTAAAATTGATCTTTCTGGTTAATGTCGCGCATGATGTTCGTAATTACGCTCAATTCAGCGACTAAGTTGAGCGTATTCTGGTCACCGTCACGGTACTTTGCCATGAGTCGCTCGAATGCGACCTTGCGCATGCGCTCGAGCAGCGGCATTAGTACGGGACCCGCGAGATAGAAGGTCTTTGCGTCTAGTATTTCGTCTTCTCGACTTACTCCGTCTCTCATTACATCCCCTTAGTGGCAGGGGAGCCGGGAAAGTCCGCTTGCGGAAAAGACGGTGTCCCCATCATTTCCTGCATGGCCCCTTGCATGTCCGGACCCGGAACTTGGCTCATTGTATCGGGCTGGCCCTGATTTCCTGGGTCCATCGGTTGCTCCTCCTCACCCGGTTTCATTGTCGCCTGTACGGCCTTCGGGTGTTCGAGCTTGTATTTATCAATACTGAGCGACGTCATGACTTCTTCGAGATACTTCGTGAGGTCATACTTCTGCGAGAAGGCCTCCATGAGTGGGGGCGATGCCGAAATAGTCTGAAGGAGTGTCGTGAGTTTCGTATAATCCTGCGCCCGCGCAAGCGTCATCGTAATCCCGTAAACGCGAAAACGAACTCCATTTACTGTCGAAGCGAAGACTTCTTCGGCGGGAATTACGGCCATCTCCGCACCTCGTTGAGGACCAAAGAGCGAAATGAAAACCTCACGGTCAATCATGTCCCAGTTCTGTGCCGTCGTCATCCAGGCGAGTTCGATCTCCTTCTGACTTTGTCTGCTCTCGTAGTTCTTCGCCATGCCTTGAAATACTGACGTAATGGACTGACTTGCTTCGACGACTTCAGTCGCCTTTACTGCACGAAAGGGCATCACTCCCTGACGAAGATCGTTCGTGAGGGCTGACGAATTAAACTCCTGATTCATGATGTTGTAGACGTTAAAGGCTTCATTCGGGATCTGTACTGCTGTGACGTCTTCCATTACTTTTGCTCCATAGGGGAGCATGGAATTTACAGCGAGTGTGGCTCCGGGCTGAATCCCATCGGCGACCTGGCCCGGATTATCGAGCGCATCTTTTCTGATCTGCTTAACCGCATGTACCTGCATCATGCCCGCATCCACCATGAGATTATACATCTCGATGAGTGCGCGATTGTGCTGTGTTGGTGCGTCCATCGGGGCCTTATGCCATACGGAGTTAGCGACTTCCATGAGAGGAGAGACTGTATAGGGTGAGCGTTGATGCCAGAGAGGATTCGGAGTTGGCGGGCGAATTAAATCCGTATCGTTTGCAATTGTAATGACGACGTTTTCGTATTCGATCTCCCCCGTGGTCGGGTCAATGACGGTGCCCCAGAATTCTGTCACCTTCACAGTTGGACGGTGGCCGGAGTTCGTCGTATTCTGTCCGACTTCTCGTGCAACATCGGCCTTTTCTGCACTGTCTGCAGCGCCCGATCGTGAGAGTCCTTTAACTATGTCACTTTCGTAAATTGCATTATCTCCCTCGGCGAGAGCGAGGACTTCATAGAAGTCAGGAAATGAATCTTCGATTTCGTACATTTTTCGCCCGGTCGGATCGGGGTAGTAGTTCTCCGCCCGCACAAGTGAGAACATGATCTCCCATGTTTTGTTCTCGATCTTCTCGATCCAACGGCGAAAGGACTTACCGCGTCCCTTTTTTCGCGCAATGAAGCGCGGCTTCGGAACGAGTTTCCCGGAGGTCTTTGAGATCACGAGTGAGGCGAGCATTGCACTCTCGACGGAGTTTCCGACGTGGGCGAAATATCCCGACTGAGTCATCATATAGTTAGTTAGTTTAGTGATCTCGTGTGGACGAACGACCATTCCTTGTTCGGTGTCCGGGTAGCAGGCTTCGGCAGTCCACCAATCGCCTAGATCTGCGAGTGCCTGCTGGAAGAAGGACTTATTTTGCTCCACTGCCATACTTTGCTTCGAGAGAACTTCTTGACTCTGTCCTTCGCGCTTATGACTGAAGTCGTGACGCAAGTGAAACATGTCGTAGTTTTCACGATTGCGACTCATGCGATCGCGCTTTGCCTCTTCGGCCTCGTCTCTGCATGAAAGTACGAACGCGATAATCTCTTTATCTGTCATTGCCATTTGGTTTCCTCATATTAGGGAGAAGTGATTCGGGTTTAGGGGTATCGTTATGACGCTGAAAACCATAAGTCGGAGCGGGGATTGGTGCGGAACTGTAATGTTCGCTGCGATAGGATTTAAGTCCGCCGCATAAGTACTGAAGTGCATCGTGCGGGTGCGAGTGAATGTCCTTCATTGGGCGAACTCTGTCGGGCTCAAGGTCGATGACTTTGTCGGGGTAGCGAAATCCACCCTTGAACCCCGCAACGAGAACGGGACAATCGGGCTCGTAGATTTGTAGACGTGGACGTCCCGACGAAAGTCCGAGGAGAAAGTCCGTTACTCCCTCAACTCGTTTCTTCCATGTCATTGGACCCGGACGGATCTGTCTGAATCCACCCATCATGAGTGACTGGAGGTAGGTCTCCTCGGTGATTTCGTTCTTCTTAAACCCCGCTGGATCGAAGAATGAAATAGTCTGCGCCGTTATGTCAGTGATCTGCGGGTAGTGAAGGAGTATTTCTCGCGTAACGTAAGGAATGAAGCGTTTTGCGCCCATGCCGGAGCCTATGATTTCTCGAATTATGACGATAGTTTCGCCTTGTAGTTGTGCCAGGACGCATGCGGGAGTGAGACCCGATGAGTCCCATCCGAGCAAGAGGGGTAGTCCTACATGGACACTTGGTCGAACTCTCACTCCATGGATGAATTCATTAAAGTCCTCATAGACGGGCTTACCTTCAAAGGTCGCCCAACTCTTTCCATACTCCATCCGATATATGTGCAGAGGGAGAGTCTTCTTTAGTCCCTCCTCGAATTCAATTGAGCGTTTGGCGGGATTGGCCCTGTGACTCAGGTCGATGACGGTGAATTCGTTGCGGGGATTCTCCCAGACTTCAACCCCTTCCATTGGTGACTTCAGCGTCACTGGGGGGATGTCGGCGAAGTTCAAGTCTTTCGCATCGAGCTTATCGTAGACGATTTTTTTGAAGAAGCCTGGAAATCGGGTCGAGACCATGACCATGCGACCGCCGCCCTTGACGGTCGGTTCTGCTGACGCATACGAGGCCTCCGCATCCTCCCAGAAGGCGCATTCGTCTTCGAGAATACCGGAGAAACCCCTTTGACGAAGCTGGTTTCCTCCGCTCGGGAAGCCCATAATTTTCGAGTAAATGTCGGGAAACTCCATCACCGGAGGAGATGACTGCATTTCTCCGCGTTTTAGTTTCGGCAGTAAGTCGGGCGAAATCATATTTGCAGGAATGTGATCGTAGATGAACTTTGCCCGCTGGACGAGTTCCTTTGAGTCCTCCTCCTTCTTTGAGACGAAGGCCCAACTTCGGCCCTTATGAAAGATCACGTCCCAGAGTGCGAGTGCGATGAAGGTCCATGAGACGGTGAGGCGGCGAGACTTCGGAATGGCGAGCTTCTTTTTCTGTACCCACATGAGTGTCAGGAATTTCAGGTAAAGCAAATGTGTCGGGAATTGCTTGATGGGATTTTCTTGATCGACTTCGTCTGACGTCCAGACGCAATACTTCAGAAACATCCAAGGATCATCGCGAAAGAGCGCATACCGCTCGAGCGCATCGTCAGGTAATTCGGTCAAATGAATGGCCCCGTGTGGTGTAACACTACTGTAATGTAAGTTCTTACATTCGAGCCTAGGGAAAGATTTACAGGGTGACTAGGTGAAAATGGTCCTGATGCACTGCGCTATGCGCCCCGTCAACTGCGAATTACACTGTAATCCGTAACCCAGTCCTCGAGCAGATCCTCTTCCGTGCGCGGCTTTGTTTCGGTGACTGTCCGGAGCGGTGCATTGAGTTGGCGATCTGTCGCAAATATCTTCCCGCTTTGTTTCATTCCATCAAGACGGTCCATCAAGACGCCAAGGACGTTTTCACCGATATCGTGTTTTTGCGTCGCTTTACCGTCGAGCTTCTCAACGAGCCATTTCGCAATATCAAGCTGCTCGGACTTCTTATAGATATTCTTCTTGTCCTTCAGACACTCTTCGAGCTTTTGCAGAGCGGGTTCGGCAAAGGACCTAAGTCTCGATCCGATGGAATCCTCAAACAGCTTGTCCTGCAGGCGAACGATCTCGTCCGCAATATAAGGACTCTTTAGCAACGTAGAAGTCCACGCCGCCGTATATCCAAGCTCCGCACCTATGTCGTTGTTTGATTTACCCGATGCAGCTAGTTGGCAAAAGCGCCTGTGCCTCGGAGTAAGGACTCCGTTGGAGAGGGTTTGCCGCACTGCGTCTTCATTAAAGGCTTCGGTTTCTAGTAATGAGCCTGACGAAACTGGCGGAGATGACGAAACTGACGGAATCGGCGGACTCGTCGCGGGAGGAGCAGCGAAGGCCGACCGTGTCACCGCCGCAGGAGCGTCACTCCAATCACTTAGCTCGTCGTCAACGTCACTCATTCCCCTAATGTTACACGAACGTGCGCGTGGGTCGAGAGGGTAACGCGTTGTGTCAAGTCTAAAATCACTCACGCTAGTGGGAGGTTGATAGCCTAAGCACAAGCTCGCCGGGTCACCGTGCCACCCCGTAGGGCGGGGGTTCGCCGTTGTCAAGACGCACCTCGGCCCAAAACATGTTGGAGAACCCACGTGCTCCGCACCTTTCGATGGCTCTCTCGCCTTGAACTGCTGATATGTAATGCAGATACCGTGCCGCGTCTAAGTGCGCGGAATCATTACGCGGTGTATTAGTTACACTGTAAAACTTTTGGGCGTTCACGCGAACGTGAACTACATTCACCAATGATCACGGGGACTTAAGTCGTATTGTAAAACTTATTGACAGTGTCAAAATCTGCAACCTGCAACCTGCAACCTGTACTTTTACCCCCTCTGTGCACCACTTTGACACAGTGTGTTGGCATAGATTTTGCAATGCGTCACGCCGTTAAAACTTTTTTTATCTACGGATACCTCGAAGTTTTTTTTTTAATACAGACCCCTATTTGGAAACCCCTCTGTAGACGAGAGGAATGGCGGGAAGTTGACGTAGAGAGGGGGGCGAAATACAGGTTGCGCGTTGTAGGTTGTAGGTTGTAGGTTATACGTCACCGCAACCGCAACCGTGACCGCCCAGTGACCGTAGTTGTCACTGGGGTGACATACTATAGGAGTGACCGTGACTGTGACCGTGACCGTGAGTGACGAAGAGAGCGCGAAGAGGCTCGAAGAGATTAGGCGACGGGCGAGGGAGTACGTGAACGAGGCGTACGCTCTCACGCAAGCGCCTGTACCGCTTAGACACCTTGGTGCGAGGTTTGGGAGACTGTGTCGGTCACTTGACCTTAATATTAGAGACGTACTCGTAGCGGACGCACAAGAACGGTTTATCGTGACGCTTAATCCAGTGACCGGCGGGTACTTCGTGCATACGAAGGATTGAGTGGCGACGTCTTGTGCAGTGACTGAAGGTTTGACAGAGTTGTGAATAGCGCCCTTGTTTTAGGGGTTTAGCTGGGGTGAGTCTCGTCCTGAGGCTCACGGGTGTCAATAAGTTTGACAGGTTGGGTGGAGCTAAGTGCGCGGAATTACTCGCGTGGTGTGTTGGCCCGTCCAGTGCATTGAGTGAGTGCGTGACCAACGCGAATGTTGGTCGAAACCTGGAGTAGAACGAATGAGAGCCTCTAAACTAAGTAGCCGACGTCAAGACCTGATCGATTTAGCCGCCGAGCTTGGTATTCAAATTAAGGTCGCTAAAGAGAGTGATCGTAATGCCATTGGTATTCACCTATTACATCCAGATCTGGACGCCTTAGAAGATGCGCTACAGGTCGCTGAGCGAGACATGTTTCCGGCCATTTACATTCACCGTGGCAACCCTCGTTCGTTTAGCCGTGCCCTCATTAAGACTGTTGAGGGCGAGTAACATGGACCTTAGAACTCAACTAGAGGCCGCTCAGAAACGGGCATACACATCACGCAACGTTGCAGGACATGTGCGACTGGGTTGGTGAGCCGAATCTAGTCCAGGTGAGCGATAACAAGGCTTAATTAACTTTAAACAAAGGATATTTACATGAAACCATTTACGAATAAACTAGATTCAGCGATAACCATGTTCCGTACGGATTACCAAATTATGTGCGATAACCTTAAGGATATCCAATCTACCCTAGGGCACGGTCAAGACATTGACATACGCTTGTGTGTAGACTTCGAAGAGACTACGCCGTCTTGGATTATCCGAAGCGGCGACGCATCTTACGACCAACGTCATTCCGATGTTTGCGGGGCTTCCAGTATCGATAAAAAAACTAAACTCAAATCTGAACCCGCATGCGAAGTTTTGGAAGAGTTGATTAACCAATGCTTAGACCAAATACACGAATTAATTTAGGCGTACAGAGACAAGGTTTTTTTAGTATTAACAGGGCCACCGGCCCTAAACAAAGGATGACTGAAATGAATCACGCTTTAAAGACTGAACGCATAAATGTAGAAATAGGCGTCGCTGATGGCATACAGGAATGTATCCACGAATTCCTCACCGAATTAGGCTACAGCAACGACCGTATCTCAGAACTTGAATGTCGTAGTCGCGACGGCTTCATTCCTCATTCTCACAATCTAGGCGGCCTCGAAGCCATAGCGTTTACAGACCAGTTCATGGCCTCAATTGAGGGTACTGGTTTTGATAAGGCCGATGAGACACTTGAGAGATACCGTAAAATGGACGTCGAATATTTTCTCGCCGACCGTCCGACTTATCCTAAGGATGAGTCGAAGTGGACTGATGATCAGCGCGAGAAATTCGACGAATACAGGCAAAACGACTCCGAGGCCACGGTACTATTTTCTGTAGACTGTATGTTAACGGGCCTAGAGCGCGGCGTATTCACTCTTAATATTCGAATGTGCGTATGTGTTAAGGACGCCCCTTATCATCGTCAATTCGACGATAAGCTCGAATTTGATATCACCTTTAAACACTGCAAATCACTCGGCGAGAAGCTTAAGAAGTTGCTTCGAAATAAGGACGTCAAGACGTTCGCGGGCAACTTAAGAGAGGCGTACTAAAATGAATAACCTCACTCAATGGCGCATCGTGGATTGGGCGAATAACGAAGTGAATACAGGCGGCGAAACATTCGATTCATTCGACGATGCATGGACGTGGATTGATACTTTTATACCGAGTGAGAATAACGCTCACGACGATTATTTCGTGGTTGAAACTAAGGGGACTGAAAATGAGAAATGAATTCTTCGACTTCGTATCAAGTGAACTCAAGGAACTTGAGACTAGAGACGTTGACCAATTGTTTGAATGCCACCGCGACAACCTCATGGAAATGGGTTTTACAATGAGTGATTCTCAAGATGACTCTTTATATTCTGAAATAGAGCGGGCGGTCCAAGGTGAATAAGACCAAAGTATTCCAATTCAACGGCGCTCTGTATGCCGTGCGCGGCTGTGCCATTTACCCTTGAGCGTGGACACGTTTCAAATATGCCCTATGCCTCGAAGCGAAAAACAGGCTGGGAACCGTATATGAAGTCAATGGGCCAGCGAGATCTCACGCAAGACGAAGTCAATGTTTTTACTAAGGAGACTGAAAATGAATAACTCATACATATCAAGCATCGTCACGAAATACGGCGACCTAGACAACGTGAAGCGTGACGTACAGACGCTTAACGAGATTCAGTCACGGCAAGGCTCGAGTCTTCTCATTGACTCACTCGCTGAATCTGCTGCTGGAGCGCTCTTTAAATTCAAGTCGAACGAAGAGGAACGCATGCGACTAGTTGACTCATTAGTTTCGGAACTTAAGAACGCACTATTGGAAAGGACTGAAAATGAATAAGCCTAAACACACTCCAGGACCATGGACTGCTAAAGCATACTCTCGAACTAATAAATGTTTCGTTGCTACTTCTACGGGTGAGATTATTTTTGAGCAACTCGCTCGAAGTACCGAAACTATTAGCCCAGACGCCCGTCTAATAGCATCGGCGCCGGAACTACTAGAGGCGCTCCATGGACTTATAGATTTTGCAGAAGCGCTGGCCGCCGATGGTGGCCGATCCGCCGACTTGCGTGAGGCATATAACGCTATAGCTAAAGCAACAGGGGGTGCCGAATGATTAACTCAAACGTGAGACCGAAACTTCTCGCGTCAGCACCATCACTCGCCGATTGCGTCAAGTTAGTTGAGCGCTACTGGTATTCAAGGCCCGGTGCGTGCGTGCCCCTAAAAATAGGCACCATTCAGTGGCGCGTTTGGAAAAACGACGTTGAGATGCTTGAATTTCGCATTGTACAGAAGGGCTTGAGATTTCGCTTTGAGTATGTGGGCGGTACCGAATGAAACCCTGCCCAACCTGTACCAGGCCCTTAGATCCGAGTCTCGACACCAATTTAGGCACCATGGATGGACTCGAGTTTTACAATTGTACTTGTGGCTCAACTTATACAAAGGAGACGAAAATGAAATTTGACCGAATACGTGATGCACTGATCGAAGAGTTATGCGATGCGGGCGAACTTATTCGCCGTGGTGGTGATCTCTTCGAGGACATGGGCGGGCATGTCGTCCATGAGTCACAACTTGACGGATATATAGATGACTACATGGTGAACTTGGGTGAGGAAGATCGCAACGAACTTGTAGAGCGGACGCGTAGTGAAGGCTCACCGAATGACGATAACGATCGAGCATACCAGAGCGCAGTCGATCGTGAAGAGGAGGATAAGGTATGACATCACCCCATGGCACACTAGAGGTCCTCGTCGTAAACCACTATGGGCGCGAAACAATTCGGCCCATGAATGATCTCGCCCGAAGGTTTGCTGAGTTACTCGGGCAAAAGACACTTACGAGATTAAACGTTGAGGCGATTAAACACATAGGATTTACAGTTATGGTTAAATCCGGAGAGGTTACACTATGAATAATTCAATCAAACTAATTACGCTCATGGGAATGGTACTGGTAGTTGGCGTAATTCTCGGCTTTGGTCTCATGCTCAGCGAGCCACTATTACTAAGCATACAGGCGATCATTAAACAGTTACCGGAATTAGCCTCACTTTCTTTTCAGACGTGGAGAATCATCGGCTATGGTGCAGTCGTGACAGTTGTTATTCTTGCCATAGTGGGAGAAGGAGAAACGCCATGACAGCAATTGAAATTAAATCAATACAGGAAGAGATGGAAAAGAAGATCAACGTCCATGGAGAGCTTCACCTCGATGCGACACAGACGAAGCTTCTCTTTTCGTGGATGAAACGTCTTACCGACACGGTACAGATGTACGATGGACTAATGCGACGGTTGCTCGGAGAGAAATCATGATACGTCACCTCCTACTCGCTGTGTTTATTGTTTATTTCGCCTCACTCTTCGTGCCGCGCTTTAGTGCAGATGCGAAGGTTGGTGGACGTCCACCGACTCACTGCCCGGACGGATACGCTTACCAGTTGCCCGCCACCTATCCCACTGGCGGACAATACATCGCATGTGAGAGTTTCGATGAGTTTCATGCCCTACTGGCCAAAGGTCATGTCATTGAGGCTGAAAAAATGATTTTCGGTCCTGCTGCTCCTTAGGGTAAACTGGTCGGATTAATCCAAACGAAGGAGCCCTTGAGTGGCACACAGTTATCCGACAAAAGAACAACTAGAAGCTGCTCGACGTGCGAAAGAACCGACCATGGTCGATCAAATGAAAAATGCATGGGATGACTTTCAGGCCGCTGGCGCTAATTCCTTCTCGGGCGCAAACAGTGAAGCGATAAAGCGCGTAGAAGAACGTGGTAAGATAAAGAAAAATAGCAAATAGCTTTGCGTATTGAGGGGACAATGGTGTAACACCGTCCTTTCACCCCCTCAAAGGAGACCCAACGTGGGCGGATTCAAGGATACGCTGAGCGAGGACGCTAGTGAACTCGACGAATGGCTCGACCGTAGCGAGTCTCCGACTAATGAGGAAATTACTCATATGGCACTCGCGGCGACACTTAAGGACATCGAAGAATTCGAGATCCGTTTGCTGCGTCTGTGCGACCGGGCGAAATACTACCACGAAAACGTAGACTACGACACGCTCGAGTTTCTGGCTCGAGAGATTCAGCGCATCAAGAAGGGTTTCCCTTGATCAGGTAAGGGAAAATGTTACACCTTATGCCATGGCAAACCGTAAAGATGAGAGAGAAAAGTTAATCCGAGAAGTCACCAATGACCTACTTACTTCGAAGTTCATTACTGACGTAGGACAAAAGGCACAGGTTGAACGTGTCCGCATCGAAGCCTCGCAACATATTGATGAACTGCGAGAGGTGATACGTGAAGTTGGTCGAAACCTCGAAGAGATCGGTGCCGTCCCAAAGGGCATGACCTATCGTGGCTCACTTACTGTGCATGTTTACACGGGAGATGCCACGAAGACCTTCGCTGCTGCATCAATCTCCGCCTTTGACACCATGACATTTGATCTCGCCGATGCAGCACTGCGCGAACTTACGGGGTCTACCTTAGAGAGTTACGGCAGATCACGCAAGAAACTCAGGAGTGGATTTTAGTGAAAGCAAAAGTGAAAGCGAAAAAGAAACCTGGACGTGTAATCAGAATCGATCCCCTTTTAGTAAAGACACTTGAGGAAAAGAAACGTCCATACGAAACCATGAGTGGGCTTCTTCGTAGACTCATGGGCCTGCCCTCCCGTAAAGGAGCCGTCGAAGTTCGTGCTTATTATGTTCTTCCGAGTGATATGGCAGAGACAGTCGAAGAGGCCAGAGGTCGCGCCATCATCGAAAAGGTAAAGCGTAAACTCGCTAAGCCCGAGCGTCCCATCGTTGTCCGAGAAGTCGTATGAAGGAGGACTGGATACCGCTCCTTTCCCCTTGCGCGTTTGAGTTATTTACTGCGGAGGCCTTTAAAGTCTATGTGCGCGGACTCAATACGCCCCGTCGAGTAAAGCGAACGGCGGCGGTGAAGAAAACACCACCTCCTTTTGCATGGCGGGTGAATGCAAAGGGCACCCTCGTTATTACTATTCGGCGAAAACCCAAGTGGCTTACTCGTGCAGAGGTTGACGGGATCGCAGCAGCAGCGAAGATTGATTCACGTCTCGTGTGGCTTAAGGTTATGGCGAAGAAGTCCGCCATACTCATTATGGATACGGAAGAAAGTGCAAGTCGCATTGCGAAAGCCCTAGACGCTAACGTCTGATGATGTAATCTCTTCAGGTGTTACACCACGGAGAAACTCAATGAACCCCTTTAGCAACGACCGCGTTCCAGCGGATCTCTCGCACTCACCACACTCCGAAGCGCACACGCAGGAAGCGAGGCTCGAAATGATCATTGTCGGCGACTCGTTTCAAGAGCTAGCGAAGCTTGAGAATGGATCCGTGCAGACTTGCGTGACGTCGCCACCTTACTGGGGTTTACGCGACTATGGGCATGAGGGCCAGCTGGGCTTAGAGAAAACGCCTGAGCAGTACGTGGGTAATTTGCGGCTGATCTTTGAGCAGGTGCGCAGAGTGCTTAAGCCTGACGGCACACTTTGGCTTAATCTGGGCGATAGCTATTCGAGCGGTAATAGTGGACTTACGATGCGACCAAAGAACCTGCTTGGCATCCCGTGGCGTGTGGCCTTTGCGCTTCAGGCTGACGGCTGGTATTTGCGCCAGGACATTATCTGGGCCAAGCCAAACCCGATGCCAGAAAGTGTGCGGGATAGATGCACAAAGGCACATGAATATATATTTCTGCTCGCGAAGTCTGAGAAGTATTTTTTCGATATTGGCGCAATTAAAGAACCAAGTGTTGAATGGGCAAAGGGAAGGTCTCGCCCACGAAATAAACCCAACGGAACGAGCGCAGAGGATCTTAAACGCTTTAAGCTCCCTAGCGAATGTCAAATTACCCCTTTTCGACAAAAGCGCAGCGTTTGGACAGTAACAACGAAGTCATTCAAGGGCGCTCACTTCGCGACATTCCCGCCAGGCCTAATCGAGCCGTGCATTCTCGCGGGCTCTAGACCGGGCGATACTGTCTTGGATCCTTTCTTTGGCGCTGGTACCACTGGGCTTGTCGCAAAGAAGCACGGGCGAAATTACATCGGCATTGAGATCAACCCAGAATATGCGGCACTTGCCCAAGGGCGCATTGAACTTAGTGAGGCAACTGCATGAGCGAAGTAGAAACGAGTAGATACAAAATAGCGTTCGCCATGGCGGGATTGCCTCGCTCGCCAAACGAGCTGCTCGGCGCGCACTGGACGATTCGAGCGGGCCACGCAAAGAAGTGGCTAAAGCTCGTTGAGCGTGCCTTGATGCTTAACGGCCGACTTCCAGCGGAGCCTTTGCCCTTCGCGCATGTGCACTGCGTGCGTCTATCGTCAGGAGTAATGGACGACGATAACTTGCGAAGCTCGTTTAAAAGC